TTTAACACATATCACGATGGTAGGTATTTGAAAATATTAAAATCGTGGAAAAAATATTATCAAATGGGTTTTATCGGATTTTTAGGATTATCATTGTATATTTTTATTAAAAAAAAACCAGGCCAGATAAAGCCATTACTTCGTCATGCAACAGATTTAATTAAATATATGCCAATAGACAAAAATTCAACCGAATTTATAAATCCATTGATGAAAATTACAAGTAGTTCGTTTATTGGTGGTGATAATGATAATAAAGAATATCAAATGGATCAACGCATTACTACGTCGGGTTATAACAATAAGAAAAAACGTAGTGTAAGTGAAACAAAAAAAAAATTTGTCGCGTCAAATCAGAATTGGAAATGTAAATTATGTAACAAACAATTAAATGCATGGTTTGAAGTTGATCATACTATTAGTTTAGAAAATGGTGGTAATAATAGTGTGGAAAATTTAAGGGCATTATGTAGAGAATGTCATGGTGAGAAAACGGCATTTGAAAAATTTGATTAATATATAGGTATATCTTCGATATAAATTTGTAATATCATTTCGATATAAATTTGTAATATCATTTCGATATAAATTTGTAATATCATTTCGATATAAAATTGATTTATTTTATTTATATTTTATATTTTATAATTAGTAAATAATAATGCAAGCTATTAATTATAAAATCGCTTTGATTGGACATACTAAAACCGGAAAAACCAGTTTTATTAAAAATCTATTACATGGGGTTTATAATAATACGAAACCTACAATTGGCGTAGAAGTATATCCATATGATATAAAATATAAAAATGTAACGTATAGGCTTCATTTTTGGGATTGTGCTGGTGATGAACGATATTTGGGATTGGGTAGCGAATACTTGTTAGATAGTGATATGATATTGATTTTTAAAGATATTAATAAAAATAATAATATTTTCGAAAAATTGGTACCAGAAAACACATCATATAATTATATTTCATACGAAAATGAAAATAGTATAATGCCTATTCTTGAATTAATAAAAAATAATTTATTTGATTAGATATCAAATTCTGAAATAAATAATATAAAAATGTATTATATATAATGAAAAAAATTATTTTAGTTAACATATTATCTATTATAGCTATAATAATATTTTTTTTCTCAAATAATTTAATCAAAAATGATACATATGATATAGTTAAAAATACATTATGTTTATTAGGTATATTTAAACTTTTGTATATGAATGGTTATTATTTTCAAAATGCATGGTCCAATATAAAAAGGTTTGCATTAGAATATGGGTTATTAATGATTGTTATTATTAGTATTGTTTTTATAATGTCCAATATAACAGATTTGATGGTAACAAGTAATATAATGAAAACAATAATTAATATATTTTTATATGGTGGAGGATTTTTTTTGATATATACGTTATATAATTTTCTAACCAATGGCGGTGTTAATAGTACGTTGGGTAATAATATATTTAAAAATGTTTCTGGTAATATATATAATTTTATAAAATCTTTAAAATCTAAAAGTGGTCTATTGGTTTTAATTGAAATTGTGCTAATAACATTATATTTCATAGTACCACATATAATGAGTAAGATTAGTAATAATGGTGCTATAATATTATTGGGTAATGAACCAATGTATTTAAATAAAGAGCATAGTATTGGTACTTATGAAAATTTGCATAATAATAATAATGATAAACATATTTATAATTATACGATAAGTTGCTGTTTTTATATAAATCCACAATATTCCACAATTCAAAAATCAGGAAAGAATTTTATTAATATTATCAATTATGGTAATAAACCAATAGTGCAATATGATAATAAAACCAATAGTTTATTTATAAAATCGATTAATAATGATTCAAACGAGAATATTATTTTAAAAAAATGGGATGTCCCACTTCAAAAGTGGAATAATTTGGTTGTTCAATATAATAATGGATTAATTGATATATTTATGAATGGTGATATAATAGTATCTAAAAAAAACCAAATTCCATTTATGAAATATGATAAAGTTGTTATAGGTGATAATAATGGTTTAGAAGGTGGTATTAAAAATGTTAAGTATTATCCAAGAAATTTAAGATTAGATGAAATTAAAATGAAGGCAAAATATTGCAATTAATTTAATAATATTATATTTAAAATTTCTTTTAATATAATATAGCAAATATGATTTTAGCAACTATATTATCAATTATTGTCGTAGTAGTTATAATTTATTTATTATTTCAATTGTTTAATAGTAATAAAGGAAATTTAAGTGATAAAATGCCCGGGAATCAAGAAAAGATAATTAAACCAAGCAGTTTAAGTAGTTATAGTAATAGTAACAATTATACATACTCAATATGGTTTTATATTGATAATTGGAATTATCGATATGGTGAACCAAAAATTATTTTAGGAAGTTTGGATTCTAATAAAAATCCAAGTCCATCTATTACATTGGCGCCTATGCAAAATGATATTAATATATCGTTAACGTGTTATCCAAAAGATAAATCCAAAAAACATATCATACATACTTGTACATTGGAAAATGTTCCATTGCAAACATGGAGTAATTTAGTCGTTAGTTTGGATGGGCGTTCATTAGATGTTTATTTAAATGGTAAGTTAGTTAAAACATGTGTTTTGCCTGGTGTCGCAAAAATTTCAACAAATGCAAAAATACATATTACTCCGGGTGGTGGTTTTTCTGGTTATACTAGTCATTTAGAATATAAATCGAAATCATCAAATCCAAGCGAAGTTTGGCAAATATATAAAAAAAATGCAAGTATAGCAAATGGAGGTTTAGCAAATGCTGCAAGTAAATATAAAGTTAAGGTAGCATTAATGGATAATAACAAAGAAGAAAAAAGTTTTCAATTTTAAATTAGTTTAATTTGTCTTGATATAGTATATAGAAATGAATACATTATATAATCCGTCTGGAATATCATCTGCAATTAGTCCATTAGATACATTTGATACTGAATTTCGACAGCCAGGAATGTTTCGTGAAAATTCAAATTTTTTATCAGCGAATTCTTTTATAGCAAAATTAGGATTTTTATTATTAATTATTATTATATTTCTTTTTTTATTAAAAATAGGAATTAATATATTGGGCAATGTATTTGGTGTAAAAGAAAATCCAATTCTTGTGGATGGTATGATTGATTCGCGTAATTTTATGGTTATACCACAAGACCCAAAAAAAGCAAATTCAATACCAATAGTACGTTCTGTTAATAAACAAGATGGTATTGAATTTACTTGGTCCGTATGGATAAATGTTGACGACTTTAGTTATAAAAATAATCAATATAGGCATATTTTCCATAAAGGTAATGATAACTTACATTATGATGGTGACCAAATTGGTATGAATTTTCCAAATAATGGACCCGGTGTATATTTAGCACCAAATGATAATAAACTCATTGTAATTATGAACACATTTAAAAATATCAAAGAAGAAATTGCTATACCAAATATTCCTGAAAAAAAATGGTTGCATGTTGTTATCCGAAATAATCAAAATAAATTAGATGTTTTTATAAACGGTACTTTGGCAAAAAGCCATTTATTAAGTAGTGTACCCAAACAAAATTATGGTGATGTTTATGTTGCTATGAATGGTGGATTTATGGGTAATACGTCATCGCTTCGTTATTATAATTCTGCTTTGAATATTTTCAGTATTAAACAATTGACATTAAGTGGTCCAAATCTCAATCCCGTATCAAATAAAGGTAGTGCAAAAAAGCAAATAAAACCGGGGTATTTTTCAATGAGATGGTATTTAAGCGGCAATGAAGATAGTTATAATCCTTAAAATTATATTTAATAAGTAATTAAATATAATTATCTATGTTTAGGTTTTCTACACATATCCAATGTTGGGTAAAGTTTGTTTGAAGTGCATTTATTTTGATTGTCTACACGAGTACAACTTCTATATCCATTTTCTTCACCAATATAACAATAATTACCTGCTTTTTTAGTTGAATTCATTTTTGTTCTAGTTCTTAACTTATCGTTATAAATTTTATTATTCATTGTATTTTGTTTAGCTCTATCTGTTAATTTATTATTTAAAATATTTATATTACTTTTCATTGATGTTCGGAATATATCAACTTTAAAAAGTTTAGCCAAATATTCGAATATTTTACCAAATATATTTTGGATAATATTTTTACCTGTTTGTACATGATAATAATAATTTGTTCCTAAAAGTATAATAATACAACCTATAAAAAAATATTTGATAAATCCAAACGGTGTTAAAGAACTTGATGTATTATCTTGAATAATAGAATTTATATCATTACTACTATCAGTATTTGATATACTTGAAGTTACATTATCAATATCGCCAGTAATAAGCTGAAAATCTGTTTTTATTGTATCATTATTTGATGCACTACTTACACTACTGGATACAGTATCCGCTACACCACTTACACTATTTGATACACTGCTTACACTACTGGATACAGTATCTGCTACACCACTTACACTATTTGATACAGTATCATTAATTGTTTTGACAGTATTCTTTATTGTATTTGAAATTGTGTCAATAAATGATGTTGGTTTATTTGTGAGAACAATATCTTTATCTAATGGGTCTTTTGTTATAATATTATTCATAAATTTTATTATATAATATAATATTATTTTATTAGTAATCAATGATAAAAAAAAAAATTATAAAAGTACCAAGTGATAAAAAAAATGGAGAGATTTTGAATAATGAAAAAAAAAATAATAAAAAGGGGGATAATTATATAATAAAAAATGATAATATGCATATTGTAAATATAGATGATGGTGTTAATATGAAACAACGAATCATGTGTTGTGGGAAAAGAATTCTAATTAGAAGAATATCATTATCATGCATTGGATTATTGGGATTATTTGTAGTTGATGATTTTATTAATTATATTAATGTGTCTATAGTAATATTTATAGTTAGTTTATGTTTATTTTGGAATTTTCCAAAATTAATTATATTTACAAATTCAAAACCATTTTATTATGAAGATTTATTTGTTGATACATCACATATTAGATTATTGGATATAAATCCTAAAATTAAAAATAAGTTTGAGAATATTTTTGATTGTACATTAATAATTACAAATTCTTTATTTGTATCTGCTTTATCAGACTATTGGTTATATAAAATAAATGATAATGATAATTATTTTGTTATTATAGGAATAACCGGTGGTATACTTAAAATATTCCAATTTATAAATCAGGTAAGTGGGTATTTTTTATTACATATAATACGATATAATATAATGAAAAATATTAGAAAAAAAAAACGATTGTTACAAATGAAAGAATTTGAAAAATCAATGGAGGAAGCATGTATTGAATTACATAATGTTAAAATACTTGTTAGTGAAACTAATAAATAAAATATACATACTTGATACTATTGTACATAATATTCCTCCCCATATACTATCCATTAAAACCATATGAAATGTCCATTTTTTAAATAATGCGTAATTTGTTAATTCATATATTGAATAAATCGAAAATCCTAAAAAAAAAGCATTTAATAATTGTGGTAATATATATGCATAATTTGTTATTTTATCAAAATTAATATTTTTAAGTACAAAATGATGCAATGTAGAAAATAATATAATGTAAATAAAAAATATTGGTATTAATAAATAATCCTTACGAAGACGTATATTTTTTGTCATATTCGTAAAATATTTTGATACACTCATTAAATAAAATATATCTATTATAATAAACATTATAATTCCAATTACAAACTTACCTAGTGTTATTAAGTATTTATTTTGTTTTAAAACCCCTAATGTATTTTTTATCATATATAATTATACAATATTATTTAACTTGTTCTAATTATTTAACTTGTTCTAATTATTTAACTTGTTCTAATTATTTAACTTGTTCTAATTATTTAACTTGTTCTAATTATTTAACTTGTTTTAATTATTCACTCTCATATCCAATTAAACTATTTACAAGTTCCATTTGTCCCAATGACCTTTTAACTTTGTCTTTTTTTGTACTATGAAATAAATAATCTGTTTTAGGTGCAATTTCATTTTTTTTAATTTCACTATATATTTTATTAATATTGCTAGTTATAATATTAATTTCATTAATATTTTTTTTATTAATTATTTTTGTTTCTATTGAAATTTTTTTACAAAGCAGTGATATTGCAAAATAAACTATAAACCGTCTTTTTTTCTTGGAACCACTTGTATATCTGATACTAAATAATGAAAATAATGCATCTATTATTTTTGTTAATAATTTGTTATTTTTTTTGGTTTTTTCATTAAATATAATATCCCAAATAATCCATATAATATCCGTTTGGTATTTTTCTTCAACTGTTACAAATATTCTTCGTTCACAAATACATTTTTGTTTCTGTTTTTTACATTTTGTCTCAAATGCTATTATCCATTCAAACCAATAACATGCCATAATTGTATTTCCTGTATTTAAATTATAAGATAGTTCATTTATAGCAATAAATAACTCTTTTGGGTCTTCTGTTTGAAATATATCATTTGCATAAGACATATTTGGTGCTTTTAATTTTTTTTGCAATACTGTTAGGTCAAAATTAGAATTGTCTATTTTAATTTTATCTAGAGAATGTGATACATTTGAATATGATAAAACGCATATTAATTCAGTGAATAATTTCCGGACAGTTTCATTATTTCTCATATCTAGTTCATTTGTATACCTGTATTTTGAAATTATTTTTTTAAATTTATTATATTTCATATTGACAAATATACATAATTTAGGGTTTGCTTCATGTACATGTTTTCCTATATATAGAATAATAATTTCCCAAATATCTAAAAACTGTGAAGAACAAATTAACTCGCAACACCAATAACAAGACCTTTCTATATTTTCATTTATTAAACTATTTAATAATGCTTTTTTAACTTGAGTTTTTTTATAATTTGAAAACGTTATAGTTTTAAAATCGTCAATGGTTCTAATGTCATTTATTTCGCTCTGATTCATATATTTATCAAATAATAATAATATGAATCTTAAACATTATATTTATCTTATGTACTTACCAACACGAGC